TGCCGATAGCGACAGGAACCGCCTCGCGTTTTGATATTTCACTCATCTGCCGCTCCTTTCGATACGTCTTATGCCTGTTGCCGAGAAACCCGCAGTAAGAACGAGTCTGCGCATAGAACTGTCATGTCTGATACTCATGCGGCATATTCTTCCGCTGAGACCTGAGATAGTATCGAGAGCGGGTCTTATCATCGTATCAAAATAGGTATAAAGCTCTGTCATAGAGCAGTTTTCGGGAGCCGCCGCCGATATCTCAAGCTCCGTTCTGAACGGCATATACACGGTAAACTCCGAATACACCGGAGTGAGCGACTCGAAATTCTTCGCGCTGATAATAGTCAGCATCTTCCCTTTTGACGATACCGGAATCGTATCAAAGGCATAGTAAACATTGTCATTTCCGGCATTTTCAAGTGTTGTTTTGAGTTCTCTTAAAACATCGAGCATAGTAATCCCCTCCTTAGATAGCCTTGAATACGAACACTTCCGGCTTTATGAGGTCACTGCAAAGCTGAAAATAGTCCTTCATGAGTGACCTTGCCGCTTTTACAGATGAACTATCACCGTCTGAACGAGTTTTGCCGTAGAGGTTATAATCAGACTTAGCTGAACCGGCATGAATCTGCTGAACATTGAAGTTAGCGATAGCCGCCGCGAGAAATTCAAGCCGCGTATCAGAGGGGTCAGCGTCGTCGCGAAGCATAGCCGTGACGTTGTTAACAGCGAGCGTAATAACAGCACTCCACCCCTCATCAGCGTCCTCCCCTGAAAAGAGTTCAAACAGGCTTATAACGTTATCCAGAACCATACTATTCACCTCACATTTTGAACTGTCCGGCAGACTCGTGTTCCGGTTCGGGAGCAAGCTGAACCTGCGTACCATTCCTGCCGGCGAGCTTTTCATAGGCTTTTTTCAGACCTTCAAGCTGAACCCTGTTCATGCCGCGTGAAGAGATACCTACAGCCGCCGCGGCTGATTTACCGCCGCTGAAAAAAGCGAGCCGTCTTATCTCACGGCGAAGGGAGTTCACACTTTCGGAATCATCATCAGCCGGAGACTTTATATCCGCATCGTCCGTATATTTTTTAGTAACACCGGCATTGACCTGTGCCGGCACAGCAACAAAGCTCCATTCGTAAGCATCGGTAATGCTGTCAAGAACAGTATGGCATACCTTTCCGCCGTATGACTTTCCCTTAACGTGCATACAGCTTTTCACAGCCTTATCGCACCCGCAGACCGAGCACATACGCTTAGCCGCTGAGCAGGAAATGCTGACCTCTTTTTTGATACCGCCGTCTATCTCAGCAATGAGGTTCTTGTTCTCGTCGGTACGGACCATGTAAGCGGAAGCTTTCAGGTACTTGTAAGGTTCGCCGCACTTAGTCACTCGCTCATTATCGTTGACTATCTCGGTATCAAAGATACGTGCATTCTGATTTGACGTAGAAGCATCGTGATCGAATATACCTGTTTTCCCGACGAAAAGCTTTTTAAGGGTATCGAGCGCATTATCGGAAAAGCGTTCACAGTCGCGGTCGATATCGTTATCGCAGAGTATGACTGAGAAGACGAAAAGCTCGTCCTCACCGAACTCTCTGCGCGTAAATTTATTGATTTTATCGAGAATATCTTTTTCCAATTCTTCTCCTCCTTCTTTTGATAGCCTACCTGAAACTCCATTCAAAGAATATCGCATGGGACGCCGAACTCCGGCGCCCCACACAATTCATACAGCTATCATGTAGTGATTGTGAGCACCTTTACAGCATCGGGAGTGATCTTCTTGAATCCGCAGGTAAGGGATACGGTGATCTGATCAAGCTGTCTGCCGATGAGTTTATCAGTTTCAAGGACAAGACCAGTGCTTGTGATGAACTCAAGAGCGAAGTCCTTGTCGATACCGATCACCTTATTGCTTGCAACAGCCGAAGACTTCACAAGTTCAGAGCCGAAAGGCAGGATCATTCTGCCGTCAGCGTCAGCCTTAGTCTCTATCATCTGATCCATAGCGGCGATCTTTGAAGCCACCTCAGGAGCGGCGATAACAGTAGTCATATCGAAGCTGTCGAAGCAGCCGTAAAGAGCGGCGAGGTCGGCGTAAGTGAGCGCATTTGTAGAAGCGCCGGAAGCGTCTGTCACGAGCACGGTCATAGCCTCCTCAGCGATGTTATTAGCAAGGCGGACGCCAATACTTCTGAGCATAACACCGAAGACGTCGAGGCGCTGTCTGCGAATCGCCTCATATGAAGCGTTGATAAGTCTGCCGAACTTTTTGAGTGTAACAGTTGAAGCACTCTCAGTAACAGTAGCAGTCGGAAGGTCATCACCCTCATCGCAGTCCTCATAGGTAGCCGAATCATCGAGGTCGCAGCCCACGTACTTACCACTCTCGCTGACTGTTTTAACGGCAGTGATAGCAGTGAGAACAGTTTCATCGAAGCCCTTTCTTATGCAGCGGGTGACGAACTCAGGGAAGAGAATAGCAGTCTCGGTAGAAGAGAAGAACTTGTCAACTCTGTCGCAGTCTGCTCCCTTAACTCTGATATTGAAGCGTTTGAGCTGTCTCTCGAAAGCGTCGAGTGAAGCGAGCTCAGTACCCGCATAAGCAGCGGAAGGGTCGAGCTCCTCAAGTGCAGCAGTGAAAGACTTACCGCTGAGGTTATAGAGTCCTTTTTCAAGTCTGATATCGTTATACATATAATTTCCTCCTAAGAATTAAGTTTTTCCTGATTACGCAGTTCAATTTCCTGCGCCTGAGCATTTTTGAGGCGAGCCTCTGCGAGAGCGGACTCGTCCTGTAGATTGATGTTATCCCATTCCGCACGGCAAACCGCGTCCGCACCGACAGAGCAGAGATAAGAATCACCTATCTCGCAAAGAACAGGAGTAAGCAGACGACGGTAGTATTCGAGCTCGGAAGTGAGTATATCCGCCTGCTGAGAGGACATACGCTCTGTGGTACTCCAGTTCAGACCGAGCAGAAATGGCGGGATAGACAGCTTAGAAACGATTTGTTCAAGAAGCTGTCTGACGGGTACATTTGTATCAAACAGCTGATTATCAGCACCGATAACGCGGATATCGACATCACCGACGGAGATAAAGTCCTTGACTCTGCCGCATGATGACGAACTCATACTATCCGCCCATTCTTTTGCTATGAGCATAGCACGTTCCTTAGTAGTAGCGATATCGCCCATGCCGTCAGACGGTTTATAGGTTACCGCATAGCGGACATTTCCGGCGCGGTCGTAATTCTGCCCGATGCACTGATAAATACGGAGCAAAATACCGCTGAGAGCGGGTAAACCGCGCAGAAGCGAGCGGCCGCCGGTAAGAGCCGAGTATACGATTCTTTCGGGGTGAGCGATATTTTTCAAAGAGCCGTCAGGCAGTCTAACCGCGTAGTTTCTCTCGAACGGCGAACTGCCCGCATTGATGACAATAGCAGAAGTGTCACCATTCCACAAACCGGCGATACGTTTTTCGTCCTCATCGATTACAATTTCACCTACAGCGCTGCCGTAAGAGAGCATACTATCGAGAAAAGCGTCAGCGAAGCAGCCGATAGAGCGACCGGTCAGACCGACGGGGACGGTCTCACAGAAGCGGTCGAGCTGTTCCTGATAACGTTCATCTGAGCAAACGAGTCTGAAGCCGCCGGTAAGGCGGACAATTTTCATGATAGCGGCGTCTATGACCGGAACCGCATAACGCAGCCGGTCGAACAATTCCTTTTCGAGCGGACCCGCAGCTGCCGGAATATCGAATGCAGAACTGCACTGTCTGTCCGGCAGCATAATTTCGGGAGCCGCCCTTGACTTCTTATTTTTAAAAAGCTTCATTTTACTCCTTTCTCTCAGAGGCACCGCCTCTGGACTCAGGCAAGTTACAACGTCCTTGCCCCCGATACACGGGCATATTTTGTACAAGCGGCATACACTGCTTTCGCAAGCTTCCAGCAGCCATGCACATTCACCTTGCGACAGACAATGCGAAGAAACCGTCTCCGCCGCGTTCTTTAAGAGCATACGCGACGAAATAGCGCATATCGTCCATAGCGTGGTCATTCTCCTTAACGGGAACGTCCTCCCCTGCTTTATCGCGCCAACTGTAGAGAGAAAACTCGCGAATTATATCGCAGCAGCTCTCATGGAAGCGCAGCTTTCCCTCTTTAAGTGCGGCACCGGTACGTCTGATACCTGCAACGACATCGTTATCAGCCTTGACCGCCTTGAATCTGCCGTGTCTGCGGATACACTCAATGAAACTTGCGGCGGATGGGTCGATAACAACACGTTCAATAGACCGGCTGCCAGCGAGTTTTTCGAGGGCAGCATAGTGTTCCTCATCGGTGCGGGAAGCTCCCTCTTTGCGTGAGGAGTAGTAATACTCCTTGATGCGGTACCAGATGCCGCGGTGGAGACCCCACAAACCGAATGACGAAGGGTTGACAGTGCCGTAATCGCAGGAAATGACATAGCGCTCGCAGTCAGGCTCACTACCGGAGTAAACGTGCTTATCGGGGTCAAACATGGGATACACCCTGCCCTCAGAAGCCGACCATTTACCCAGCACGAAGCGTTCATAGAATGCGCCTGAATACAGCCT